CAGCAGTACCTGCATGGTGCCGGGCTCGAGGCTGGCGATGGCGGCGCCGTCGGGATCGGCTTCTGCCTCCCCCAGCAGCGGCTCTTCCGGCGCGGTCTTGGTGATGAAGCCCGCGAACATCGCCGCCGTCTTCTTCCGGTCCAGTTCGGCGTCGTCGTACTGGTCGAGCAGGAACAGCCGCACCATGGCGGGCGCCACATGCGGCAGCCCCCGGATTTGCCCTGCGTCGATGGGCCGGTAGATGTGCAGCACGTCCGATGCGGGGACACGGACCGTTTCCAGGATCACCGCCCCCCGGTCGGTGCTGTCGCCCGGATGGCGGCGGCGGAAGTGATAGGCGACGCGTCGCCCGATGCCATCGAACTCGATGCCGCAGCGGATGCGATTGCCGTTTGCCGCCGTCTCGATCTTCTCGAAGGGCAGCATCTCGGACTGCAGAAGCTGCGCCTGCAACGGCACCAGCAAGCCATCCTCGGCCCGGCGCGGCCGCAGCCGGACGAAGCACTCACCGGCGACGAACATCTCCCGCGCCACCATAGCCTGCAGGCCATAGAAGTCGGTCAGCCCGTCGGCGTCCGCCTCGTCGGTCCAGGCCAGCCACAGCCGCTGCACCCGGTCGCGCAGGTCCGGATCCCCGATCAGCGAAGAGGGCTTGATACCGTCCCCGACGAGGTTCGAGGCAAACGCCTCGCAGGCATTGGCGGCATAGCCATTGGTCACCACCAACTCGCGGGAGCGGGCCAGAAGCTTCGGCCCGCCCGAGGCGACCAGCGTGTTGATGTTCTCGAGCGGCGGGTTCCAGCCGCGCAGCCGCCGCTTCGCCATCGCGCCTTCGAGACGCGCGCGCACGGCACTGGGGCCGCTGCGATCCCGGCGGCGAAACGCATCGAGGATCCCCATGCTCAGAGACCCTTCGCCGTCGTCACCCGGACTTGGCGCACGATCCGCCGCCCCTCGGCCGCAGCGATCTCGCGGTCCAGCGCCTCGATGGCCCGGTCGATCTCGGCGACGCTGCGGTAATCCACGGTCTTGCCGTCATAGCTGACCCGCGCCACGCCCGAGGACCGCTGCGAAGCCAGCGCCTCGCGCCGGGCGCGGAGTTCAGCGGCCGTGGCCATGGATCACCTCATGTAGTTTGAGCGCACGGTCCGGCGTCGGGGTGTGGTTCGGGCCGGACGGGACGCTGCGTTCACGGAGCCACCGTCCGTTCCGATCGCGGCGGACACGGCGAACTGCCCTTCCAGTTCCTGCCACCGCGCCTCGCTCCACCGATCCGCGCCCGCGATCCACACGGCGGCGCGGGCATAGACCCGGCAATCCAGCGCCTCGTTTCGCTCGCGCAGCTTCTGCCATTCCAGCCGGGCGAAGCCGCGCTTCGTCCGCACCGTCACTAGTTGCTCGGCGGTCAGCTGCTTCAGCCATTCGCCGTCGGCCCAGTCGGGCAGATGGATCGTGCCGGGTGGGCAGACGGCGCCCGCATCCAGTTCCTCCCGCGTCGGTCGATCCTGCCGCAGGAACCTGTAGGTCTCGGCCTTGAAGGTCGATGTGGCCACCGTCCAGAGCCGCGCGCCCCGGCGCAGGCGTTTGCCCGCGACGGTCGCATCCACATAGGTCGGCCCCGTAACCGGGCTCGAGCGGTTGAAGCCCTCAACCCCCTTCACCGGGGCCACCTGCGCGAAGCCAACCTGCCGCGACCAGGCATAGACGGCCGAGGTCTCATAGCCGGTGTCTACGCCCAACCGTGCCAGCGTCATGTGCTGGCCTGAGGCATGCGCCCAAGTGCGGCCGAGCAGGTCGGTCAGTCGCTGCCAGCAGGCCGGATCGCCGGGCCCACCCTCGATCACGACATGATCGACGAGCCAGCTTTCCAACCCCCGGCCCCAGGCCCAGACATCGACCTCGATCCGGTCCTTCTGCACGTCCGCCCCGGCGGTCAGGAACAGCCCGCCCGTGGGCACGGTGCCCGCTGGCCACGCTTCGCGCCGGTCCGCCAGCCGCTGCCAGTCCGGCGCGTCACCGGTCTCGACCCAGGTCTCGCCGAGGATCGTGTTGCGGAACGCCTTGATCGCCTCGTCCGACCCTTGGGCTGCTTCCCATGACCGCACGATCCGCTCCCGACTGAGCCAGCCCACCGGCGAATAGAGCGCCGAGAGGTGATACCCGACCGTGGTCGGATCGGCGGCAACAGCCGTTGCCCGCCATTCGCCCGCTTCCAGCATCGCCGTCTTGTGGTGTTCCGCAATTGCCGCGTCGCAGCCCTCGCAGTGGTATTCCGCCGTCTCCGGCCGCCCCTTCTGCCAGCGCAGCCGGTCGAACTTCAGCCATTGCGCATGGCCGCAATGCGGGCACGGCACGAAGTACCGGCGCTGGTCGCTCGCCTCGTATTCCCGTTCGATCCGGCTCAGCCCCCGGATTGTCGGCGTCGAGACGAGGAACACCTTGCGCCGGTGGGCGAAGGTCAGCGAGCGCGCCTCGGCCAGCGTCACCGGATCGCCTTCCTCGTCGGCCGAGGCCGGATAGGCGTCGACCTCGTCGAGGAAGATGTAGCGCGCCGGGGTCGAGCGCAGCCCGACGGCCGAGTTCGCGCCGGTCATGATCAGGATGCCGCCCGCGAACTCCTTGGACAGCATCGTGTTGCCCGCGTCGCGCGAGCGCGCCGGCCTGACCCGCTCCCGCAGTTCCGGGCTCTCGTCGATCAGCGGATCGATCCGCTGGCGCGAGTTGCGCTTGGCGAGTTCCACCGTCGGCTGGACCGCCAGCATCGGCCCCGGCGCGTGGTGCATCACGAAGCCAATAAAACAGTTGCCCGCTTCCGTCGCACCGACCTGCGCCGCCTTCATGAAGACGACGCGCTGCACAGGGCTCGCGGGCGAGAGGTTGTCCATGATTTCGCGCATGTAGGGCGTGCGTGCCGTCCGATACCGCCCCGGTTCGGCGGAAGCCCGGCTCGAGAGCGTCCGGTGTTGGTCCGCCCATTGCGACACCGTCAGATCCGGATCGGGCGTCAGCCCCGCACCCCAGGTGCGCAGGATTTCCGCCGCGCCGTCGAAGCCTGCCCCGGACTGCGATCCGGGGTCCGTCAGGTCGCTATAGTCACCGGAAATCAGGCCGGACCTCGGCAAGCTCAATGAGGTGGGCGCGGACATGTTTTTCCAAGGCCTTCTGCATCGCGGCCGATTCCACGCCCAGTTCCGCCGCCATCAGCGCCGCCGCGCGCGCCGGCCAGTTCACCCATGCGTCCCGCACCTCGCGCGCCAGCCGGAACACCAGCGACAGCGCGCGCGCCCGCTCGATCAGTTCCCCCTTCAGCTTCTGGAGGCGGATGCGCCGCTCCTGCGCCTTCAGCACCTCGTTCGCCGTCTTGGCCTGCAGGAAGGTCGTGCCGCCTCCGACCGCGGGGACCGCCAGCCCCTGTTCGCGCAGCGTGTCGCCGACAGCGGCCACCGCCGCCTCGGGCACGGGCTTCAGCTTCGATGCAGGCGCCTTTCTGGTTTTCGACGGGTCGGTCGTATCCGCGCGTTGGGTATCGCTGGCCGCCGCGTTGATGCTGCCGTCGGGATAGAGGACCAGCCGCTCGGCCGTCTTCGCCTTCTGGATCGCGCCGCGCGACAGCCCGACACGCGCGGCGTACTGGCGCTCGCTCATGCCCTGCATCGGCGGCTCCGATTATCATTCAGATTCATGTGCTTATTGAGTTGATAAGCATCGCGACCAGAGCGAACGTTGGTCCAAGGACATGATGCAACTCACCACGGAGAGACCACGATGACCCGCCGCGCGACCGACAACTCCAAGGCCCTCGACGCCTTCCTCGCCGCCAAGTTCGAGATCGACACGATGCTGGAGCGGCTCGCCGCCCTCAGCGCGGACCATTTCGAGACCAGCCCCGACGAGATCCATTGGGGGCATGTAGGCACCCTGAACCATTACCGCGCCAAGCTGCGCGAGATCACCGACAGCGCCTTCGGCGAGGGCGAGCACGCCGAGTGACAGGAGCGAACACCATGCACACCAGCACCATCCGCATCGCCATTCGCGGTCTCAATGAGCCTTGGGACGCCAGCCGCATCCCGGCGGTTCTCGACGAGATCGAAGCATCGCTCCGCGAGGAAGCGGACATTCCGGCGCGCCTCACCGCCGACAGCATGACCATCGCCATCGAAGTGGCCAGCGACCGGCTGCCCGCCGCCGCCGCGCTCTTGCGCGAACTCGGGCTAATCTGACCCCGGGCTCCCGCCCGAACTCCCGCCGCGCCGTGGCGCGGCTCGGGGTCGTTGGAGGCGCCGCATGACGCGGGGCCCGAATACGGAGACGACCCCATGACCAAGCTTTCCGACACCCAGACGATCATTCTCTCCCGCGCGGCCCGGAACGAGGACCGCATCGCCCTTCCGCTGCCCGACAGCCTGCGCGGTGGCGCCGCCGCCAAGGTGGTCGGCGCGATGCTTGCCAAGGGCTTCCTCGAAGAGGTCGACGCGGACATGCGCAAGGGCGAGCCGCTCTGGCGCGAGACCGGCGACGGGCACGGCGTGACGCTGGTCGCCACCGACGCAGGGCTCGCCGCCATCGGCATCGAGCCCGAGGACGCGAACACCGCGCCTGCGGGCGCGACAGACGTGCCGACCGAGGAGGCCGCGCCCGACACCCCGACCGAACCGCAGGCCACGCCAAGGGCGCGCACGCCGCGCGAGGGCACCAAGCAGGCCACGCTGATCGCCATGCTGCGCGCGCCGGACGGCGCGACCATCGAGGAGATCATGGCGGTTACGGGCTGGAG